TTTACGCAGACCGGCACGGGTCCGACTTCGTGGGAAGCGTACCAGCGACCGAAAGCGATCGATTCCTGAGTAACGGGCCGGGGCAACCCGGCCTATGCTCTATGGAGGTGGTATGGCAGTAGTAACCGCCGATCAAGTGGTCCAATACACGAACATCACGGCAAGTGCCGGAACGATCACCGCGAGTGGTCTTATACCCGTGGTACAGGACCGGATTGGCATTATCTGTAATCAGCGGTTCACGACCGATATCTATCAGACGTCCACCTTCACGTTCAACGCGACCGCACGAACCATCGTGAGCAACAACGACTGGGCTACCGATGGTTTCGCGGCTGGTGATGAAATCTACGTGCATCGGAGCTACCGGAACGATGGGTACTATGACGTGTTGTCGGTGTCCGATGAAACGCTGACCTTGGCTACCGGGGAATCGGTCGTTGACGAACTGTCCGGGCGGTCAATCCTCGTGTCGGCGGTACGGTGGCCCGTGGCAGTGAGTTATATTGCTGCACAGATGGTTGCCTACGACTACGACGAACGAGACAAGCGTGATGGAGTAAGGTCACGGAGTCTTGGCCCATGGTCGGAGACGTACTCCGGCGTTCTGACATTTGGATATCCTGATGGTATTATTGAACAACTCTCAAGCTATCGAGTCGTGGAGATGGTGTAATGGGTGTCGTGTCGTCTTTGAACCTACGAAACAGCGTTTCTGTCACACGCACAACAACGTCCCCGGATGGGATGGGTGGTTCAACGACGACGACGACAACGACGATTTTACCGTATGCGGCGATCTGGCAAGCCGGTACGAGCAGCCCGTTTATATCAGACCAAGTGCTGGCGCTGTCCAGCCATATTCTCGTGTGCCACCCAACGGATGATGTGCTGTTCACCGACGAGATCGTGTACGATGGACGAACGTTCGAGATCACCGGTCACCCGGAAGATGTCCAACAGCGCGGACAACTGAAAGTTGTTGCGCTGAAGGAGGTCAACTGATGAACATGGTGATTGAACGAGAATGGAACGGAACGGAAGTAAAAATACGCGGAAAGAAGGTAACGCAACGATCAGCATACGAGATCGGGTTGATCGTGGAAGGGCAAGCACGGGCGTTGTGCCCGATTGACACAGGCCGGTTGTCAGGAAGCATCACGACGCAATCGAAGACGAACGGAACGAATCCTCGACCACCGGCAGGAACCACGGACGTGATTCAAAAACCGTCGAGCGATAATGAGGTGCTGGTCGGAACCGCTGTGGGCTATGGCCCGTACCAGGAGTTCGGTACGATTCGGAACCAAGCACAGCCGTTTCTGCGCCCGTCGCTCGATTTGGCTATGGGTCGTGCGCTGACAATTGTGAAAGACGAAGGGCGGTACCAATTCAAGGAGTATTTGAAGTGAAACCGTACCAGATGATCGGGTGGACGCTTCTTCAGGCTTCGGCGGTCACGAACATTGTTTCGACGCGGGTGTACCACGGTCTGAGACCGGAAGGAACTGCAGTACCGTCAATCAATTATTACGGACTGGGTGGAGGGGTGCGCGCGAACGGGATTGAGATTCAATCCTTTTCGATCAACTGTCGGGCATCAACGGCAGGAGCGGCGCGGAACCTTGCACGTTCAGTTCTTGATTTGTTCACCGGAACATCGGGTACAGGGATATATGGAACGCAGAACGGATTCGACATTGCTCGGGCCTCACTGCGGAATGACAACGGGCTGGTGCCGGAAACCACGGATAACGTGTATAATGCACCAATCGATATTGCTGTTGCCTATGCAATCAGCACAATTAGTTAGGAGGGATTATGGCTACATACCAGAATAGTTCCGTGACGAGCAACAAGCTGATTCTCGGGAACTGCAAAATTGAGACCTCAGCGAGTGCTGCCGGAACGTATGTGAATCTTGGAGCGGGGATTGTGAATTCGTTTACGCATACTCCGGAGTTCTACGATGCGCAAGCCGGGAATGCCCCGGACCCCATCGAAGGAGTGGCGTCGGAAACCGCTACGATCGAGTTCGAGCTGATCGAGTACGACGGGTCGGTGTTGAGCGCGATTCAGTGTGGCATTACCGAGTATTCAGCAACGACAGCACTGTCCACGATCACTGCAGGTGGGAATCAGGAAGTAACGCCGCGCGCATTCCGGATCACGAACACCAGAACAATTAGTTCAACCACGGTTGAAACTATCCTCACGGTGTACAAAGCAACCATGCAAACTGGGCTGACGATCAACTTCAAGAGCGACAACGACGCTGACCCGATTGCGATTATGCCGGGGACCATTGTTGCGAAGGTTGATACAACGCGGTCGGAAGGCGATCAGTTGTTCGCCCTGACAAGGACTGTGGTGTAATGGCGAAGCCCGAAGTACTCGATCTTGATATTCTCCGCCCCAAGAAGCGTGTAGTCAAAATTGGTGGGAAAGAAATCGATGCTGGTTTTATCCCGCTTGCTATCACGTGGGACGTGGATAAATTGGTGCAGGAGCTGTCGTCCTTCGACGAAGAGAAGCTCCGCACTGAGTCCAGACGGGCGTTGGAGTTGTCGTGTGAATTATGCTCCGTGTTCTGCCATGAGCACCCGGACATGACTCCGGACTGGTTCATGGAGAACACGTCGGCGCTCCAGATCAACGCATTTGTCAGCGTGATAAAAGATACGCTGACAGAGGCGTACAACGGAATCGAGGCGTACCCGGGAAACGTGTAGGCGACCAAGGTGATGAACCACTTCGTCTTGGTCGCCTGTTTGCATCGATGGCGTTGCTCTATCCTTGGGCAACGAAGGAATATTTGCTGTGGCGCATGACGATTGGGCAAATTATCATGTACCACAATATCGGAATTGAATTGAAGTATCCATCACAGAAAGACGATGGGAAGAAAGGTTTTGAGAGCATGAGTCATTCGCAGCGGCTGGCTGCGATAGAGAAAGCCAAGGAGAATTTTCGTGAGCAATACGGGGATGTGTAATGCCTAATCTGGGAGATATGGTTGTTCGGATTGTTGGCGATAACTCGCAATTCGACGCATCCATTGATCGTTCACAGAAAAAGTTCACGAAGTTTGCAGACTCGGTAGGGAAGTTCGGGAAAAATCTCACAACATTTGTAACAGCACCACTGCTCGGAATTGGTGTTGCTGCGGTGCGCTCTACCGCGAACATGGAAGATTTGTCAGCGGCATTCGAGACCATGCTCGGGAGCGCGGATGCAGCACAGAAGATGCTCAAGGAACTGACCGACTTCGCGGCAACGACTCCATTCCAGCTCGCTGATTTGGCGAACGCNTCNAAAACNCTNCTGGCGTTCGGGGTTGACGCTGACAAAATCATGCCGTCCATCCAGATGCTCGGCGATGTCGCGCAGGGCAACGCGCAACGCTTCGGGCAATTGACATTGGCATTCGCGCAGATTCAATCTACCGGGCGGCTCATGGGCCAAGACTTGCTGCAGCTCATAAACGCCGGTTTCAACCCGCTAAAAATCATCAGCGAACAGACAGGCCAGTCAATGGCCGATCTGAAAAAACAGATGGAGCAGGGCGCTATCTCTGCGGAGATGGTTGCTGAAGCCTTCAAGACTGCCACCAGTGCTGGTGGGCAATTCTACGGTGGTATGGAGCGCGCAAGCCGAACTTTCAACGGATTAGTGTCGACGCTCAAGGATAATATCGGTTTGTTGGGCCGGGAGTTCGGAGAACTGCTCCTCCCGAAGCTGAAAGATACAACAGAAGCAGCGATTGAGCTGACTCAGAAGTTCCAAGGGCTTGATAACCAGACAAAGCACTTGATCCTGAATATTGGCGGATTAGTCGCGTCGATAGGCCCGGCGGCTCTGGCTGTGAGCGCGATTACAAAATCTGTGAAAGGGCTTGGAGCGGCTTTCACGTTCTTGAATGGGCACCCTGCTGTTGCTGTCATTACGGTGCTGGCTGGTGTTGCGTCGGCGCTCCGTGCGGTAGGGAAGGCGCGCCAAGACGCTGAGTTTGACAGGATAGCTGAGGAGTTCGGCGAAATTTCTTCGTTGGCAGAAGTGAGTGCCAAAGATATCCAGCGGGTACAGATCGCTCTTGGGAACGCAGCAGATGCAGGGGAAGATGCTGCAGGATTTGCGCGGTACTTAGCGGAGAATCTTGGGCTGTCTTTGGATCAGGTTATTGATATCGCACTGTACAGCTCTGATGTTACAGACGAGTACAAAGAGCAATTGCGAGTATTGCAGGAGCAGGTGCGAAACGAGCAAATCGCCGTAACTGTGGGTGAAATGCGTGCTGAGCA